CCTTGGGAAATTTCTCCGAATGAAATTGGAACGGGTCTCAAATTCATTCGGAGAAATTTCCCAAGGGCTAATGGACTTGGATTTTGACAGAGCTACCCAAGGTGCTAAATTACTTCAAAAGACAGCTGGGGCAATTACATTTAAAGATGCCGCAACTTCACTTAAAGATTTAGGAGGAGTCATTGTTTCCGTGGGTAAGACTATACTCACCAATCCTTTATTCTTACTAGCTGGAATTGTGGTTGCCATAGTCGTTGCGGTGTATAAATTACTTGATTCTATGGGGGTTTTAAAAACCGTGATGAGGGCTCTTGGCGATGCCATCGGCTGGGTGGTTCAGCAATTCAAGAATTGGCTGGATTTCATTGGTTTAACGAATTTTGCACAACAGGATTTGTACAAACAAATTATTGAGAATAATGAAAAAATCATAGCTAGTGAACAGACCAAGATAGATGCGATTACGTCCAACTTAGATTTTGAAATTAGGAAACGCCAAGCGAACGGGGAAGACACAGCTAAACTGGAGCGTGAGAAATTAATCGAAGTTAAGAATAGTGCATTTGCACAAGCTAAGGCGTACCGAATGATTGCTATGGTCATGGCGGAGTTAAATGGGCGTGAAAGCGAGGAATACAAAGAAGCCAAAGAGAAAATGGAGAATGCTAAAAAAGCATTCATTCAGGCTGGACGTGAGATTGAAATATTCGATATTACTGCCAAGAAAAAAGCTAAGGATGCCCGTGAAAAAGAGTTGGCTGATAACCGTGCAAGCGAGGAAAAGAAAGCACAACAAGCTAGGGATTACGCCCTTAAGGCTAAGCAAGAAAGGGAGCGTGAAGCACAAGAGAGACTGGCAAATCAAAGGCAAATTTCAGACCTTGAATTGCAATTAATTGAGGATGATTCAGAAAAGGAAATCGCAATCTTAAACGAAAAATACAAGCGCATAAATGAGGACTTAAAATCAAGTTTGTTGCAAAATAAGTTAACTCGTGAAGAGTTTGACAAGTTGACGAAATTACAAGCGAAAATGCAGGCTAAGGAGTTGAATGATATTACGTTAAAAAATGAGGAGGAAACAAAAGCTAAGCAACAAGAAGCCTTAAAAGCTTACGAAGAAATGATGTTCAACCTACGTGAGGAATCCATAGCGAAGACCGTAGACGCAATGCGCATGGGTAGTGCTGAAGAATTAACAGCACTGCAAGAGAAATTTAATAATGGGTTAATTTCTGAACAACAATTTAACGAGGGTAAAGTAGCACTACAGCAAAAGTTAAATGAAGACTTAGCAACGCTAACTGCATCACTCTTACCGACCGAGGAGGAAGAAAGTCCTCTTGAGAAGATGCGCAGGGAGGGCGAAGAGAAACAGGCATTGCTCGAAGAACTCTTAGCAAATTCATTAATAACACAGGAAGAGTATAACGCTAGGCGTGACGAGAATGAAAGGGTAACTGCCGAGAATATAGCGAAGTATGAACGTGAATTACAGTCGCAAAAAGTTCAGGGATTTGTCCAAGCTGGTACGGCAATCCTTGGTGCATTGGCTAAGAATGCCAAGGAGGGTTCGGCATTAGCTAAGGCGGTAGGGGTAGCACAGGCAACCATAGATACTTACAAATCAGCGGTTTCGGCATACTCATCACTAGCTGGTATTCCTATAGTCGGTCCCGTATTAGGAGGTGTAGCGGCTGCGGCTGCGGTTGCAATGGGTGTGATGAATATAAAGAAGATTTTGTCCACAAAAATACCAGGTGGCGGTGGCGGTGGTGGCGGTAACATATCCGCAAGCGTTCCCCCGCCTATGAATACTATTCAAATGGCGCAAGATGCCATTGCGAAACAAGCCCCTGAATTGCATACAACAAATGGAATAAGTGCCAAGACACAGGTGGCGCAAAAACGTGATAGAGTTGTGGTACTCGATTATACGGATGTAAAAAACAAGGAGAAAGAGAATAATTATTTAAAGGAAAGTATTACCTTAGCATAATATTAGCATAATATTAGCATAATGGAAATTTCACTAAAACAAGCAGACGACTGTTTTTCAATTTTGAATAACGACAAGAAATTGTCGATTTTTGACCGATACCTAAGTGTGTACGAAATACTAAAAGGGGCTAGTGATTCGCTGACAGTTCGTCAACTAAAAGATTTCATAGAAGAATTTGTCAACTATTTTAATCTTACTTTTGATGCAGAAAAAGAGATAAAAGGGTACATTTTGAAAGAGGAAATAGTTGCAGGAGATATAGCACTAATTGAACAGGAGGTCAAGAAGAACACTAAATGGTTACTATTCGCCACGGCATTAATGTATCGAGATGAACGAGTAACGGAAGTTGAGCATTACACCGATGCACACATACGACACAAGATGAGTATATTTTCGGACGTTGAAATCAATCGGGTAATTGGAATACTATTGAAAATTTCCAAGGAGTTTACAGAATCATTTGGTGATGAAAACATTTTTAAATCTAAGTGATTACAAGGAGGTTAATGAGGTTGTAAATAACTCCTTTACAGAGCGTTTAATTATCTTTCACGCTATAATGAATGAATGCGACCCGTTGGAATCTCAACGTTTACCCGTTGGTAAATTACGTGAGTTCTTTGCTAAGCATAATCATATACTTGAAATCCCAAGAGAGGAAACTAAGCGAATCGAGTTATACAGATTACGTGTTTTTGAAAATTTAACATTGCGTGAATTTATAGATTTGGAGACTATGATTAAGGATGGATATGTTGAAAATCTATCATTCATCGCTTCGGTGTTATTCCAAAATCCAAAGGACGATTATCGTTGTTTAAACCTAGATGAAAAAGCGGAATACTTCGACAAAATAAACTTTACTCTTGTAATGCCAAGCGTGGAAAAATACCTTAGATTTAGGCAGAGAATATTTGAGTCGTATAGCATATTTGAAGAATCATTAGCCGATGAGGACGTAACTGGATTAACCGATGAGGAGATAAAGATATATGTTGAAGAACTTGAAAAGGAGAAGAAAAAGAACACATGGCACGGTGTATTATCCAAGTTGGCGAACGATGATATTACCAAATTCAATGAAGTCTTAGACCTTAGTTTTGTGTTGTGCCTTAATCATCTAAGCTACTTAAAATCAATTAGTTAACTGCCTTTTTCAAACACTTTTATTTTTTTCATTCTATATATAGAATGAATGATTTGCCTATTTATTATGCAGAAATGGATGACCTTCAGGATGACCTTGGGGTTCATCGTGTGGCGTACATTGAAAATCCTGCTAACAAAACGAAAGGGGTTCTAATGGATGATGATGTGCGCATCGTTGCATCGGATGAAGTAGCAAATCATATTCTTGAAATCTTAAAAAATTCTGGAGAAGTAATAAACCCACGTTGGAAAGAAGTATCTGAAGATGATTTTTGTTTAAAATTTAACGTGTTGTTAGATGAAGTGACGGATAGCGAATCATTTAACGATATGACAAAAGGTGATGGTTCAGGGCGTTGGCTTGTTAGGTACAAATATACTGGTCCCTTGGATGCGTCTAACCGTTCATTCTGCCGAGAGGTTCTCTTGATGAATAAGGTTTTCACAGAAGAAGAAATTAAGAATTCTTTATCAAATCCTGAATTTGGTAATTACTCAATTTGGGATTACAAAGGTAGCTACGGATGCCGTCACAAATGGAAGCGAGCTATATATTTTGAAGACTACGAAGATAATGAAGTAAGACAAGTTGGATTTGTTCCTTTAGTCGTGTCAGGGCTTGATGACGGATATGCGACGAAGTTCAACTACAATCTTGCTAATCAGGAGTTAATGCAGGTCGTAGCACCGCTAATTATACCAGAGCAGGATATATTCCGAAGTGATGAGTTGGGTAAATACAACATGCGATTCTCGGCAGAAACTATACAAAAAATATACGACAAGATTCAGCGAGATAATTTGTTTCAAAATCCAATTTTTAAAGATACTCATAATGGCGGAACAGTAGATGCTTCGGTCTTAGATTATTGGATTGCCAAGGATGAGAATGATAAGGCATTTACGGAGTATGGGTTTAAGCTCCCACTTGGTACTATGTTTATTCACTCTCAAGTGAATGATAAAAATTATTGGGAAAATGAAATTAAAAGAAATGGAAAATACGGCTACTCTCTTGAAGCGTTTTTTTCGTTGAAAAAACAAAAACAAATAAATATGAATGAAGAACAACAACTACAACTGCCTGACGGCAAGCACGTTATAGGCGGTAAGGAGTACACTATTCAAGATGGGAAAGTGACAGAAGTTGTTGATGCTGTAGAGACTGCGGGGGAAACACCAGCAGTTGAAGAAGCACCAGCAGTTGAAGAAACACCAGCAGTTGAGGAAGTGGAAACTGCGGAGGAAGTACCCGCACCCACGACGGACGCAATTCCGCAATGGGCGCAAGACTTAATCAATTCAGTAGCGGAATTGATTGCGAAGTCAAAGGAAGAACAGAGTACTGAAGAATCGCCAGTACCAGTTGCCATGGAGGATGCACGCCCAAAATGGAAATTAATTAGCGATTCTCTAACCAGTTTTAAACGAAAATAAAAAAACATGAAAACATTACCAATTGCCCTAGGTGGCAACACATTTGAAATCGCAATGAGTGATTTTGATAAATCAAAAAAAGAAGTAAACATGGGGATGACCGTGGACGCATCTGCAAATTATGCAACGAATGCGACGGAGTATTTCCGAAAAGCAATGATTGGAGAGGAACGTACACGATCACGATTCCGCCAATTGCTTGGAGTTAAAGACCGTGTTAAATTAGGTACAATTGATGCATCTGCATTGAACGTCGTAGCAGGAACATGTACGTTCACACCGGGTACAACTACCGTGAAACAAAAAGAATATACAGTTCAAGCACTTATGCTACCAACGGACGTGTGTATCCGCTCATTGGAAATTGCGTTCATGAGTGACCAATTGTCTAGAGGGTCAAATTCGTTCACGGACAAATTCGCATTCATGGATTTCTTCTATGATTATTTGGGTTCAATTTTAGCCGAAAAAATAGAGTATTTAACATTCACAGGTACAGTTGGTGCAAATGGAGTTGACGGACTAGAAGTTAAAATGACTGCGGATGCAAACGTTTTAAAACCAACGGCTGGAAATGGTGGTGTAGCATCAGCAATTACATCTGCTAACGTTGTGGCGAAATTAACGCAAGCTAGAAATGTATTGCCAAATGCGGTAAAACTCAAATCAGACTTCGTGTACATCGTCGCAAGAAATGTATACGAAGCATTAATGGATGATGTTTCAACAAACAAAGCAAGTGGATTGTATTTTGGAGATAGCAATGGAACGTTAACTTTCCAAGGTGTTGAAATTTATTGTGCGAACGGAGCAAGCAATAATGTGATTATTGCAACTTACTGGTACAATTTGGTAAACGTTCAGGATTTAACCGACGACGAGCTTGGGTTCAATGTGGTTGATTTTATGAAGACGACATTAGACCGTAAGATTGGTGTACGTTGCGACTTCAAATTCCAACCTGACTATTCGATTTCAAATGAAATTTACTTCCATAAATTTTAATTAGTGGGGGAGTTACACTCCCCTTTTTATTCATTTTAATACAAAAAAAAATGGCATACTGCAATCCAATTACAGGAATCCCAGCTGGTTGTGATGACAATAATTTAGGGGCGATAAAACGAGCGTTAATAGGTTCATTTGAAGACGTCTCTGCAATTACGGTTAATACAGTCGCCCCCGATATAGGTAAAGTTACGGCAGTAACTAAAGGTGTAGGAAAGAAATTTGAAGAATTTGTGTTTAAAAAAGACACATCTTCATTCTCCGAAGAAGCGGTAATCGACTTAGTAGCTGACACTCACGGCTGGAAGCAAACGGTAGAATTAGGCTTCCGAAGATTTGATTTAGTGAAGCGCAACGCTATAATGTTGCTGGCAGAATCAAGACGTGATTTAATTATAGTAGTTGAAGATTTTAACGGAGACTACTGGATGCTCGGTTCAGACCAAGGGGCAAGGCTTTCGGCAGATTCTAGCACGTCGAACAATACTCGTGCAGGTGGGCAAATAACGACGTTGACATTTACGGCAGACTACGAGAGATACAAGTTCTATAAAGTTGACCCTACTGTTGCGCAAGGGTTATTAACGTAGTTTGTTTTTTAACAGAAAATGTTTAAATTCGCAAATGAGTAATTTCTGTTTAAATCTTAACAGCAGTAATAATGTGGCGTTGACGTTAGGGGAACTCTCTACGTTATTTGCGCCACATTATTTATTTATTTTTACATCAAAATTTGAGGTTGCTGAGAATGTTAAAAAACTAACATTACAACCGATTTCAAGTAACATGCGCTGGGACTTGTGTCTGATTAAGGTTCAATCCATAGCGGACGGCATGGCAGGAGAAGTAAACTTGACTTATGGAGAATGGATGTACGAAGTAAGGGAATGTGCAACGGCAACACTTGATGTAAGTCTAGCAGGCAAGATAGTTCAACGTGGTTTTGTAATTGTTAAATAATTAACAAATGGGATATTTTTGGAATAAAAAAGAAGAATTAAAAAAGGAGGTTCATTGCTTGTATGCAATAGATACAGAAGGTGCCGACTTATCTAAACCTTTCATCAATGAAATATACGGACGAGGAGGTGCATTCGTTCCATTTGGCGAGGATAACTTATACCCTCAAGTCATAAATCAACTATACCTATCTTCTCCAATGAATCAGGCTTGCATCAATTTCAAGACTTACTCCGTGTGTGGAAATGGTTACGAGTGGATAGATTTAGATGTTAAGAATTTAACGCAAAGGGTTGATATAAAACTATTTGAAAATAAAAATAACTTTGTATCGATTGTGAATAAATGGGTTACAGATTTTGTAAAGCACGGTAGAGCGTATGCGCTCCTGCATTTTAACGGTTCTATTTTTGATTCTGTAAAGGAGGTTGACCCCGAGGAAATTAGATGTTCTCAAGTTACTCCATTTGAAAACGCAAAATACTTCTACTACTCCAACGAGTGGGGTCGTGGCAGTGCTAAATTGAAAATTTCAGCTTATTCACCAAAAAACACGGATGAATGGCAAATGCTAGAACTTAGGAATTACATTGGTGGGTCAAGAACCTACGGATTGCCAGATTATGCCAGCTCCGCTAATTGGGCTAAAGTTGGTGGAGATTTGTCCCTGATGCACAAATCCGCTATAGAGAATGGCATTCAGCCAAGTATGGTATTCCGTTACCCTTACATCATGTCGCCAGAGGAAAGGGCTCAATGGGAAGAAGGTATGCGCCGAAATGCTAAGGGGGCAAGAAATTACGGGCGAGCAATGAAAGTGGAATCGCTAGGTAAAGACCAAATGCCCGAAATGGACGTTGTAACCACCTCCTCAAATCATGATTTATTCGAGCAGACGAGCAAGGAATACAAGGAAGAAGTAGCAATCTCCCACGGCATAAATCCAGCACTAATGGGCGTACGTGTTGCAGGTTCGCTAGGTGCAACAGAAGAAATTGAATTTTCAGCAGAACAGTTTAAGAAGATTTGGGTTTCCAAGAATAAGGCGATTTTAGAAGATTTCATAAATGACGTAATTAACTGCTTTTTGGATGCAAAAATAACTTTTAAAACAACGGATATTTTAACATTAAAGGAGGCAGTTGAACTGGATGGAACTGGCGAGATGGGCGTTAAAAACAATGCCGTAAACGACAATCTTAAAGGATTGTCCGCAAAAGAAAACTTAGATATAATGCGCATTACAAGAGACTACTCTAAGGGTAAATTGAGTGAGCCTATAGCTCGGACTAGACTGCTAGCGTATGGGTTTGATAGTGAATTGATAAACGAAATTTTGGACTGATGATATACTTTATTGATGAAAATTTTTTAAAATCAAACACGAGCATAACGGGTAACGTTGATGCACGTGATTTAGCACCGTTCATTCCCATTACATGCAAACTCATGATTGAGCCCATACTAGGCTACACATTTACAAATCACTTATTATCAGCATTTAACAACGGTACATTAACGACTGATGAGACTACATTAGTCGGGTTCATCAAGTACACCTTGGCATATTATTCAGCGTACGAAGCGATTCCTAGTTTATCATTTAGGATTTCAAGTAAGGGGGTGCAGTCGCAACGTGGCGACTACTCCGATTCCGTAGGGATTGCTGAAATTGAATACCTACGAAATGGAATACTGAAGACTGCTAAGAGTTTTGAGGGCAACCTTAGAAATTATTTGCGTGAAAATAAATCTCTATTCCCTCTGTATAAAGACCCAACAAATGAGAGTATCACATCTCCAGACAAAGG